CTCCGGAATGGCATAGCCTGTTTTCGGGTCGATCCACCACTCGATAAACTTGGCAACCCAGCTGTCAGGATCGGGGTTGCATGACGCCCGTGTGTACGGTCTCACGCCACAAAGTGAGCGATTTCGGGAGAACATATAAAAAAACGTCTTCTCGCTGAAGTGGGTCAGCTCATCGAAGTACAGGCCGCATATCTGGCTTCCCTGCCATTTGCCGAGATCCATATCCCGCTCGATGTGTTTGAAGCTGACCCTGGAGATCGTTCGGCCCCTGGGGTCCAGGAACTTCCACTGGCATCTTCCCAGGACTGGGACAGCATTCGGAAGGCCCGTGTATAGGTCGAGCGAGGTGTCCCACAGACCGCCCTCAGAGAATATCTGATTGTGGTTTTTGCGGAAGAACACCGCGCCGAAGCCTCGCACACGGGTGTAGTGGAGTGCATCCAGCAGCATACCGTAGGTCTTTCCGCCGCCAGCGGCTCCGCCATAGATCACCACATCCGCCGGGGAGGAGAGGAACGCCTCCTGCGGTCCTGGCTGCGGCCTGATTTCCTTGCCCATACGCTACCCCCCTCTGCCGTTGTCGGGTACGTAGATGTGTACGGCTTCCTTTTCCCCTTCCTCAGATCCAGCCTCACTCTCGGCTTTCTTCAGCTCCTGCTCCTGTCTGAACCGCAGTTCTTCCTTTCGCAGTTTCAGTTCCTGCTTTTTCATATCCAGATGGGGGCTGTCTCCGCCTGTATCCCGAATAAACTCGGCGGCCCGGACGTCGCCCCGGATCGCCTTCAGCAGAATACCGGCAAGCATCACATCCTGATAGGTGGCATCCTCCACATCGATGCCGAGCGCCTGCAGCCGCGGCGTGACTTTCTCCACGAACTCCTGCTCACTGACGTCCAGGCCGGCGCTCAGCAGGGCATTCAGTGTCTGCCGCATGGTCTTTCTTCGCCGTCTGGCCGCCCCGGACGCCACGCCGCCTTTCTTGCCGTTTTTTACGGCTTCATCATGGCTTTGGTCGCTGGTAAACGGTGTCAGATTCTTCTCGTTTGCCATACCACCACCTTCCCCCTATACGCCCCCTTCGCGCTATACAACAGATATTCCTCAGACTGGCCAGCCCTGGAGTTCCTGGGCCTCCAGTTCGGCAATCTTCGCCTTGGCCTTTTTAATGCTCACCTCGGCCTCAAGCGCCTCCCGCTCCAGGGCATCGTTGCGGCCAGCCGCCTTCTCCCGAAGGTACTGCACATAGGTCCGGGTGGACTCCACCACGTTGTACCGTTTCCCGGCGGGGGTGTCCCTTTTCTTCAGTACACCATCCCTGGTGAGCTGGCTGATGCTCTGGCTGGACAGGGCGAACAGATTCGCCAGGTCTTCGGCCTTGCAGTAGCCAGGGGTTTCATCAATCGTTCCGTTTCTTGGCAATTTAATCGCCCTTTCTGAAAAATAGCAGCACAAAACAGGCGGACAGCCCAAAACTGAGCCGCCCGCCGTCTCTCTGCTTGTGTTTACGCTTTGTGCTGGTGGATGATGTCGAGGATGCGCTCCTGCTCATCTTTGCCTACGCCGATGCTCTCCAGCGCCTCTCTCGTCCCGCAGTCCGGGCAGATGGGGCCGCTGTTGTCCCTGGCCATGGCCGGGCGCCCGGTGTATGTCTGTCCGCACCTGGGACAGATGGAAGTCGTTTTTACCAAATTGCGTTCCACAATACATCCTCATGTCTGCTGTCCGAATAGGCGTCCAACAAAATCTTCGGGTCAAACCCGAAACTTTGATATCCTTTGGCGCACACCATAAAGTAATTGTTGCTGGGCAAACCCAAGGGCCTGCCATCGCACATCACGTAAGCAAAACCGCTCAAATTCCGTACCGCGCCAGATCTGATATCGGCAACGGGCAGTTCCATCTTCTCTTTGTGATAGAAGATGGGTGAACCCTCGTAGCGGTCAAGCCGCTGCACATCATCTTCAGTGACTGACCAGACCGCTGCCGGAACCATGCCGCCTTTGCAGGGTTCAATTGTCAGATAGGAGCCGGTTTTGCTGCCTCTGAACAACAGCCGGTAATCTTGAATGACTGTCGTGCCCACAACACTTGCTCCAGGGCAGCGGACTTTCATCTGTTTGCGGTTCAGATTGCTGCCATACGCGAAATAAAATTTGTTCGCCACTTTGACTCATCCTTTCCGAAGGGCATCCCCTTCTACCACCTAAAGCCCGCTTATGGCGGGTTAGGTGGGGCTTGGGCGGGCCGGTCGGGTCAGGCGGCCCTTCCGTTGCGGAAGGCCGCGCTCCCGGCGAGTCGGCGGGTCAGGAGGTCACGGGCGGTGGCAAATTCCTCTCCGATGAACCCCAGCCGGAGGAGCCAGGTCCTCATGGCGTACTTGGGGTTCTCGGTCTGCTGGGGCTTGGGGCTGGCGCTCTTGAGACTCTTGGCCATCTGGCTGAGGGCCAGGCAAAGCTGGATGTAGCTTTTGAGCTGCCCTGCGTGGAGGCCGTTTTTCTTGCCCTCCGCGGGGGCGTCAAACTGGAAAAGGCGGAACTCAATCGTGCCCTTGGTGAAGGTGGCGTGGAGGTTGAGCATATGGTAGCGGCTCCTGTTGTAGTGGGCGCTGCGGCTCTCGCAGCTCCTGCTGTTGCAGGTGTACCAAACCTCGGCAAGGTCCGCCATCGTGGCGGGCTTTTTCCGGTTCAGCTTGTCCAGGAAGGCTGGGTTCACCGTTTGGCAATACTGGCTCATCCGGCCCTGGTCGAGGTTGAGGGCGTCTGCCAGGAGGCGCTCGTGGCTGGCCATGATGTTGGCCAGGTTCCGCAGGCTCTTGGCGTCGTGGCCCTTTGCCCCGATGTGGATGTGGACTCCGCAGCCCCTGGTGGCGTCGCTCTTGGCGCCGGCTTTCCGCAGGCACCTCACCAGCCCCTGGAGGAGGTCCATGTCGGCGTAGGTGAGGATCGGCGTGACCATCTCGCACTTTTCGCTGTCCGGCCCCGCGATGCTCACGTCCCGCTGGAACTTCCACTCGCGGCCCTGGGCGTCCCAGGCGGACCAGGTGCTGTAGCCGTTGCGGTAGGCGGTGTCCTCGCAGCGCCCGGTGCCGAAGAACTCGGCGGCCAGCCTGGCGGCGCGGCTCCGCTCGATGCTGTTCATCTCGACCTCGACCCCGATGGTCTGCTTCTTCATCTCGGCAACCTGGTTCATCAGCTTCTCGTTCATTTTATTGTCCTCCGTTTTTGTGTTTTCCCTTTCGGTAGTGTATTAATCACTCTAAACGGAGATAATAGCAAGTTATTTCGAGCCATAAAGTACACAAGGATGTGGGGCCCGTTTTGGTGTATTTACACCGCCTTGCCGCCGGATTTGAACGCCGAGGAGCCAGTGAGGTTGCGGAGCAGAAGCCTCCGTTCCTCCTTGTACTTGGCCCCGATAAAGCCCAGCCGGAGGAGGAAACACCGAAATGCGTATTTGTCGTTGTCGGTGTCCTTTTCTCTGGCGATGATGCGCTTTTGGTTCCGGGCCATGTCGCAGAGGGCGGTGATCAGGTGCGTGTATGCCTTGACCTCCTCGCCGGTGGCCTCCCCGCTGAACCAGGGGAATGAAACCTTGTCAGCCTCCACCTGGACCGGAAGGAGGTCAACACCCAGGGCCTTGCGGATCAACTGCCCCTTAGCTGCGATAAGGCTGTGGAGGTTGTTGAGGGCCTCTGGGGTAAAGCTGGCAGCGGGCATCTGAATGGTGAGCCCATCGTGCGCCGCGGGTTGCTCCGTCCCGGTACGGTTGTAATTGATCGTCATAGCTGTCTGCCTCCTTGCTTTTGTTGGTCACATATATCACTCTGTAGGCCACAAATAGCAAGTCATTTCTCGGCCTGACTATCACAAATTATCCAGGCCGCTCTTGTGTAGACCACACAATGCCAGCGAGGACAAAGAACACATTCGGCAGCGCGACACCATTCCCCCACATCTTGTACTCTGCGGAATCCGAATGGGGGCTTTGCAGCCAGCTGACAATCTGGTTCCTGGTCTTGGGCTTGGTAACTGTCCCGGTAATCCTACGGTGTGTCTCCCAGACCTCTGCCCAGAAAGCGATATCGGCCTCTGTCGGCTCTGGCGTGTCAAGCCTGGAACACCAAAAATCAGGGAAGCCCTGCAGCCTGGCACATTCTGTGGGCGTGAGCCGTCTCACGGTGTAGCCGTCATGGACAGCCCCTGGACCATTGGCCACTAAGGCCGGTTGTATCTGGACTGAAATTGACGGCGCAAACCGTGCAGCCTTACCTTGGCTGAAAGCATTTCTCCCGATACCATAGCAGACAAAGGGGTGGTTGTTGCTACCCATGCTGGCGGCTTTCGGTTCCACGATGCAGGGAGGGTGACCATCCATCTGGGCGCGGAGCGTCCCAGATACATCAATCGAAACATCCATGTAGCTCCCGCCCTGGTCGTTCAGGCAGATGCCGCCTGCCGCTCCAAGGCCAGCCGCAGGATTTCTGGCAGCTCTTTGCCACGCGCGGAAACCCTCCGCAGAATACCCAGACAAGCCTTCGGACTCAAATAATACTTGTCCGGCACGCTGGCCTGCAAGATCGCCGACAAGGTAGACGCGGCGTCTCCGCTGGGGGACTCCCCAATGTTGCGCATCGAAAGTGCGGTACGCAACGCTCCATCGCTCTCCCATGTAAATGTCGGCGTAGGGCCAGCGGTCTTTCTCAGGCATAGGCCCCTCGGCCCCCGGCTCGATGATGCCGATGACCGCTTCGAGGACCGCTTTGAAATCGAAGCCCCGGTTTGAACTGAATGCACCGACAACATTCTCCCAGCATATCCATCGCGGGTATCTCCCATTGGTGGCACACCTCATTTCCTGGATGATTCGGATGGCCTGATAGAACAGCGAGGACTGAGCGCCATCCAGCCCAGCCCTTTTCCCGGCGATGCTCATGTCGGTGCAGGGGGAGCCGAAGGTGATGATGTCCACTGGCTCGATCTTCCCGCC